TCCACACATTCTCATGCACATCTAAAACAGAAACAGTGTCGGTTGTTTCTATCCACACTTTAGCACCACATGATAATGGTTTGTCCGGTGAGTACACAACCCGTCCCCCGACAAACTCTGCACCGTACCCTGCATAATTCTTACCGCCACACTTTACAGATATAACAGATTTACGGTCACCTGTTTTACTGTTGTGGCGGATGTGATGCTGATTAACATGTATTCTTTTAATGTTGCCCATCGGTTTTTTCCTCTTCTATGATTGGGTTATCGACAGGGATGGCTAACCAGATGCACCCCTCATCTTCATTCATGTGCGATACTTCAACGTCAGCATCACGCAGTACACGCAAAACATATTCGGTTGATTTAAATTGACCGGACATTGCTTTCCTTTCTGTTTGTTTGCAGTTTTATTACCCATACAGGTAACTATCACGTTTGTCAAGCACAAAAAAACAGAGCCATCCCGAAAGATGACCCTGTTAATAGACACTAACTTGTATTGGAGTAATGAGGCGAGGTAGAAAGGAAAACGAAACATCCTCGCCCCATTGTTCCTATATATCAAAGGTGACAATACATGTCAACCCCTATATTCATATAAAGTGTTCATTTTTAATAGGGCTGACAAATTTCTGACAATATATGCCATACATTGATTTTTTGTGCCGACAAAAGCAGTAGTCCATTGTTTTAAATCTACAGCTTTTCTTGCCTTGACAAGTTCTTTATCTGTAAACCCTAAACGTACGAGTGACATTGGCACAAGCAATTCGTACTTCTCATCATACTCACGCTTGACAATATCGTACTCTAAATCGGATAGGCCCGATGACCGTTGTTTTCTAGCTGACATTTTCTTCCTCAAGTGCATCTAAGTATACACCGATTGCTTCCCTTATCAGGTCTGCAACCGCTACCTGCTGACCATGTATTAGACTTTCATCATGGGCTATCTTAGCAAGTCTGTCGTAATCTTCAATCTTTATGTTCAGATTGTAATTCTTGGTCGGTGACAATATCTTGTTCGGTCTCGGCATCTTCCCAATCCTCTATCTTTGCGCCTTTACTGTGCTGTTTTTTGCTAGGCACAATACGATTCCTATATTTATTATTACCTAACTGTTTAGCTATCGGGTTATTTTTATTAGTATATTTCATAATAGTATTACTCCCAACGGGATACCCCATCAAATAACACGGCTGACAAAACCTGTCAACCAAAAAATGTTGTTGACAATATTTATCGTACGTTTTATACCTGCTTTGTCTTTGACATGGAGAAGTGACATGAGTTCACCAGCTTGGCTGACAGGATATGTAGAATCGTTGGACATACCCGCACTGGGTAGGTATAGGTCTGACTGCCCAGTTTGCGGCAAGGCAAACACGTTTAGTGTTAGTGACGATGGACTGCAACGATTGTGGTACTGCTTTCATGCAGACTGCAATGTCAAAGGGCGTACTGGCATCACGCTGACAAAAGATTTTGCTAAACATGCGTTATCTCGCAAAGAGAAACGTACGCCTCCACCCGACACATCTGTGTTTCAAACACCTGACACGTTTGTCAGTCTGTCTCGCAATCTTGATGCAGAACTTTATGTTCGCTCTGTAAATGCTTATGATGCTTACCTTTCTGGTCGAGCAGACATACAGTACGATTTCAAACGGAATCGTGTTGTGTATATGGTTAAGGACGGGCGGCGTGTCGTTGATGCAGCGGGAAGAAGTATAGATGGACGTAAACCAAAGTGGTATCGATATGGAAACAGTAAACAGCCTTTTGTCTGTGGGGGCGGAGATATTTGTTTTGTGGTTGAGGATTGCGCTTCATCATGCGCTATTAGTAATCTGACTACGGGCATAGCTTTGTTGGGTACAAATCTTTTGCCCGAACACGTTGACTTGTTAAAAACGTACAGGAAGGTAAACATCGCCCTAGACAAAGACGCTACAGACAAAGCACTTGACATGGTACGCACGTTGCATAATGTTGTACCTACAAAATTAGTCATCTTGACACAGGATTTGAAGAACATGAAGGGAGACGAGCGGGATGAGTTCATTCGACAGTACATTGATTGACAGACAAATACTTGGGTTTTGTCTTAACAACGACTTCTTTGGTCGTGCAAAGAACATTCTTGATAGAACTATGTTCCAGCGTGAGATGCGTGACATATTTGACACGCTGACTTACCACCACACTACTTACGATACGAATATAACTGTGGGCGAACTGGCTGTTTTATTCTCTGACCGTTACCCTGCCATGCCTGATAGCGCACGTAAAAACGTACACGATGTGATTGCACAGCTTGATTGTGGTACGCCTGACAACGTGGACTTGCACATGGAATTGGTAAACAACTTTTGGTTGCGAGACCGTGCGAGAATTATAGGTGAAAAAGCAATCGAGATATTTACAGGTGAAAGTGAGGAGTTTGGTGAGTTACGTCGTCTCATCGAGGCTGTCGAAGATGGACGAATCAGTGACAAAACAACCTATACGGAAGAAACATCCACGCTTGAGGAACTATTGGATGACCAAGCGGGAGACCCTGACTTCCCTTTTGAGTTCGGCCTCATCAGGGACGAGGTAGAGGGTCTTGATAGGGGCAACTTGGGTATCATCTTTGCCAGACCAGAGGTAGGTAAGACCACCTTCTGCTGTTTCCTAGCTGCAAGTTATGTACGTGCAAAGCAAAACGTAGTATATTTTTCTAACGAAGAGCCAGCAAAGAAAATAAAGTTGCGTCTCATCCAATCGTTTTTCGAAGTTACAAAGGAAGAACTTGACAAGAATCGTGCGAAGTACGTACCATTGTGGGATGAGCATATTGCACCGTACTTCAAAATCATGGCCTCTGTGGGTACGAGTGTTGAAGAGGTAGACGAGTACGCCAAGCTGAACAAGCCTGACATAATCTTCTGTGACCAGCTTGATAAGTTTCGTATCGCTGGTGAGTACAACCGTGGTGATGAGCGGTTGAAAGAGATATATGTCAACGGACGCGAGATTGCCAAGCGCAATAACTTACTGTTCTGGGCTGTGTCGCAGGCAAGTAATGATGCCCATGACCGACAGTTCATCGACTACTCCATGATGGATAACTCGAAGACAGGTAAGGCTGGTGAGGCAGACATTATCATTGGTATTGGTAAGACAGGTTCGAGTGAGGTGGAGAACACCGTACGACACATTTGTATATCAAAGAACAAAATTAACGGATATCACGGCATGATAAATGCACAGATAGACATAGCAACGGGAGTGTATTACTGATGCGTGTTCTTACCTTTGATGTAGAAACCACACATAAAGACAAGCCTAGTGGTGGTACAACTGCGTTGCCACATTTTGGCAATCGTCTTGTATCTGTAGGTTTCAAGTGGCTGGGTAATGATGTACAATATCTATGCTTTCATCATGCAGACCGTGAGCCTAGCCGTGATGCGTTCAACATCTTTCAAGATGCTTTGCGTCTTGCAGATGTGGTAGTTGGACAAAACATTAAGTTTGATTTACAATGGGTACGCTCATGTAATTTTACCTACGAGGGGCATGTATATGACACGATGGTTGCGGAATACCTGCTGGCGAAGGCGAGGCGTTGGCCTCTTGGCCTTGCTGCTCTTGCCCAAAAGTATGGTGGCATACAGAAGGAGAAAGACCTCGTTCAGCCATATCTCAAGAATGGGAAGACATTCTACGAGATACCGTGGGAGATAGTAGAAGAGTACGGCATAGCTGACGTAGCCGCTACAGAACACGTTGCACTCAAGCAATTAGAAGCCTTTGGCACAACCTTTGAGGAACTTTATGGAAAACGAACTGATACCGACACTGAAGCTGTCGCTTGAGATGACAGACGTACTCGCCAAGATAGAGTACAACGGTCTGAAGATAAACCTCAACACACTTGAGCAGATACGAGAAGAATACGAAACTGAGATGCACGAATTGGAGATGCGTCTGGACAGCTTGGCACGTGATGCTATGGGGGATACACCCATCAATCTTGCCAGCCCGGACGACAGGTCGATGCTCCTATACTCACGCAAAGTTGCAGACAAAACCCTCTGGTCACAAGTGTTCAATCTGGGGCATGAGGTGCGTGGCTCTACTCGCAAACCAAAAATGCGTACTCGCATGAGAGCCAAAGACTTTAAAGAAAACGTACGTGGTTTGACACGTGTAGTGTACAAGACAGAAGGGCAACGTTGTCCAGACTGTGATGGTGAGGGACGCTTTCATCCACTGCGTAAGGATGGTACACCCAGCAAAGCAGTGCGAGTTTGTAAGACATGTAAAGGTACGGGTGTCCTGTACCGTAGTACCGGTGAGGTAGCTGGCTTCAAGCTTGTGCCTCGTAATCCTTTGGACGTTGCGTCTGCTGGTTTTAAAACAGACAAAGTTACACTTGAGGAACGTGCGCCAGAACTTAGCGGTGAGGCTCGTGACTTTGCAGAATCGTACGTAAGGTACAATGCCTTGCGTACCTATTTAAGTACTTTTGTTGAAGGGATGCAAAACAATGTTGATGAGAATGGTTTCATACACCCAGAATTTATGCAGTGTGTTACGGCGACGGGTCGCCTTTCGAGCCGCAATCCTAACTTTCAAAATATGCCACGTGGAAATACCTTCGCTATACGCAAGGTTGTTGAGAGCAGGTTCGAAGGCGGTCAGATACTTGAGGGGGATTACTCTCAGCTAGAGTTTCGTGTTGCTGGCTTCTTGGCTAATGATGAGGGTATCATGTCAGACGTACGGGCTGGCACGGATGTACATAGCTACACAGCCAGTGTGATAGGTTGTAGTCGGCAAGAAGCCAAAGCACATACTTTTAAGCCGCTGTACGGTGGTGTGAGTGGCACTGAAGACCAGCAAAGATACTACCGTGCGTTCAAGGAAAAATATGCAGGTGTCAAGGAGTGGCACGAGAGGTTACAGAGAGAAGCTGTAAAGCATAAGCAAATTAAACTACCATCAGGCAGACAATATGCTTTTCCAGATGCAAAGTGGACAGAGTGGGGTACAGCTACAAATCGCACCGCTATCTGTAACTATCCGGTGCAGGGATTTGCAACCGCAGACCTGTTGCCTGTGTGTCTTATACGTCTTAGCCACCTAGTGGAACAAAATAATCTACAGTCTGTAATTTGTAATACCGTGCATGACTCTATTGTAATGGACGTACATCCAGATGAAAAAGACATTTGTATCAAGCTGATGACTGAGGCTATGTTAGCGATACCTGAAGAGGTACAAAAGAGGTATAATGTACAGTATACTATGCCTGTTGACATAGAATTAAAAATAGGATACAACTGGCTTGACTTACATGAAGTCAATGTGTAGAATCAATCTACGCAACCCTGATTGGAAATGGAGAATCGAATGGGAAATATTGTAAATAATGAACTGGACTCTTTGGTAGCTGCGTTTAATTCTAATGATGAAACTGCTTTGATGGCGGCTTCTGGTCAACAGACCCAACAGAAACAAACTGGTTTACCGCGATTAAATATTAACTATGATATGGAAACTGAAGATGGCATTGCTCTAACGCGAGGTGATTGGAAAGTGTACGTTGATGGTAGGTTCTTGTATGCGCCTACTGTGCAATTACGTCCTATTCTGCGTACTTTTGAGTATAGCTTGTGGGATGCAGATGAAGGGGGCTTTAAATGTAAGTCTGTGCAGAAACCAACTATATCGGGTGACTTTCCTGATTCGGATGGCACGAATAAATGTGGTCGTCTTCGTCGTGATGAAGAAGAAACTGCATCAGAGGAAGTGCAAATGCGGTCTCGTGCCGTTGTTTGCAATCAGGTAATCTACGGTCAACTGTCAGGTAATTTTAAAGCTGCAGATGGCACGGAAGTTACTTTGGATGCCCAGCCTATCGTAGCGTATTTCAAACGTTCTGGGTATAAGCCGATTGGAGATTTCATTGATGGGCTTTCTCGTCAAAAGAAATTGATGCAACGTCAGGTTATGAATCTGGCAACGTCTAAGGCCAAGAAGGGCAGTGTCACTTACTGGATTCCTGTTCCTACTTTGCATGGTGAAGTTCCTATTACAGAGGCTGATAAGCAACTGATGGGTATGTTTGCTGAGACTGTATCTGCACATAATAATTATGTGATGGAGCAGAACCGCGAAGCCACTAAGTTTGCAAGTGGTGGAGACTTTGACTTAGCAGACGACTTTACTGATGTTGACGCTGCTTAGTATTCAAGACTTTTTGGACAAAGCAAGCAGGGGGGAACTTGATGTCTCCCCTGCATCACTTAATAAATTTAAAATTGAATGTCGTGAAGCTGCTGCAAAACAGCTAAAGCGTGAGAAACGCGAATGGTACGTTCGCATGTCCGGTCTTGGTCGTCCCATGTGTCAGCAGATGCTAGACAGAGATGGTGTCGAAGAGGAGATGGAATACAATGCTGTGTTCCGCTTTCTGTTTGGTGACCTGACTGAAGCGGCAATGATGCTTGTACTGCGAGAGGCCGGTGCGGACATTAGAGGCGCACAGGAGAAGTGTTCTTTACATCTTGATGGGTACATAGTCAGAGGTACGCTTGACCTCATCCTGCGCGATTCTATGGGCATTGACAGGGTGTGGGATATTAAGTCTGCCAGTGATTGGGCGTTCAAGAACAAATGGATTGGCGGGTACGAGAAGTTGCTCGATGAAGACCCGTTTGGGTATATCATGCAGGGCTTTTTATACGCTGAAGCAATGGGTATGCCGTTTGGCGGTTGGCTCGTTGTAAACAAATCATCCGGTGAGATACTTGAAGTGCCTGTTCCTGAGTGGCACGACACAGATAAGCATAAGTATCTGGAAGAAGCAAAGCGTCGTGTAAAGGTACTGAATGACCCTGATGCACCGTTCGTAAAGTTTGAACCAGAAGATGAGACCTATCGTAGACAAGGACAGATTATCAAAACGGGTAACAAGATACTACCTCGCGTATGTGGATTCTGTGGTTACCGCGCACATTGTTGGCCTGATGCAATCTTACGAGAAAAAGTAACCTCACAGGCTAAGAACCCTCCTAAAACATGGTATACTAGATTAAAAAAGAAAGAAATCTAATGCCGTACATCTTGATGAGAGAATACGATATAGACTTAATGGCTTTGAACGATGACTTGCACCATGCGTATGTTGAATCACATACAGGTACAGGGGGAGAAAGACGTGTCGTGTATCTTCGTCAACATGAAAAGGGGATGCCTATCACACTTAGAGAGAATTACTCTGATGATGGGTTTCTACGTGCAGAAACGTACGAACGAGATGCACGTACTGTCGAGAATGAATTGTTAAAAATAAGACAACTATCTAATCAAGGGGCAAACATTTGCGTACCACTAGCACCGCTCACAAAAGAACTAGATGCTATTCAAAGACTATCCCCAAAACTCGCAGGATATCTAAAACAAAGACTAAATTCGATAAACTTAATAGTATGAAACGTAAATTTGCAAATAGAAAATCAGGGTATCGGTCACAGTTTGAACTCAGTTTGGCACGTAGTTTGAAAGAAAAGAACATACCGTTCGAGTATGAAACAAAGCGACTGACATACATACCTGACCCTAAGACATACACCCCAGACTTTTACCTACCAGATACAGACATTTACATTGAGGCAAAAGGCGAGTTGTCTAAGCCAGACAGAGTGAAGATGATTCTGATAAAGAAACAGCATCCTGAACTTGACATACGGTTTGTTTTCATGAATTGTCGTAATAAGATATACAGGGGAAGCAAGACAACGTACGCTGATTGGTGCATCCGACATGGGTTTGATTGGTCAGAGAAACACATACCAGCCGAATGGTTAAGAAAGGCAGACAACGATGAGTGATGACATAAAGAAGAAAGTAGAAGCAGCAAGTCTGTTACCTGACAGGTATTACCTAATCATGAACTATGAAGACGAAGACTCGTTTTCTATGACAGCGTACGACACAACAAAAGGTGAAGTGAATATGGAAAACGTACCCGCTGGCATGGTTATGTTGTCTGGTATGATTGAGTTAATGGAAAATGACTTTGACCGTGTGTGGGATGCAGGTGTTGCTCGTCTTAGCTTTATTGCAATGGCGGAATCTTTTAAACCAGAAAGTAAAGACGGAGAAGATGCTATTGATAAGATTGTTGCGCGAGAAGATAATATTGTGAAAGTAAATTTCGGAGAAACGCAGTGACAAGCTACATGAACATTATGAAAGAGATAGAAGAAAACGAACAAGCAGGTAAAGAGGCATATAGCGGCTATGATATGGTTGACAAACCCTTCCACTACAATCAGGCAGGTATCGAGTGCATTGATGCAATCAAAGCGGCGACGGGTACAGGCTTTGAACAATACCTACAAGGGAACATCATCAAGTACGTCTGGCGATACAGATACAAAGGCAAACTACAAGACCTCAAAAAAGCCCAGTGGTATCTCGAAAAGTTAATTGAAGAGAAGACAGAATGAACTGTTGGCATTGCAAAACAGAATTAATCTGGGGATGTGACCACGACATGGAAGAAGAGAGTAGTTACTTCTCTATGGTCACAGACCTACACTGCCCAAATTGTGGCAGTGAAGTTTCAGTATACTTACCAAAAGAAAGAAAAACCGATGAATAATATGTTACCTACCCCTTATCAGCAGTTCATTCACAAGTCACGATATGCTCGTTGGATTGAAGATGAAGGACGCAGAGAAGATTGGCATGAGACTGTGTATCGTTACACAAACTTCATGGCAAATCATCTTAAAGATAAACATGATTTTGATATACCAGAGCAAGACCTTTCTGATATACACGATGCTATTTTGGATTTGCAAGTCATGCCAAGCATGAGAGCCATGATGACATCTGGTGCTGCGTTGGAACGAGATAATGTATGTGGGTACAACTGTTCATACATTCCTGTGGATAGCCCCCGCTCATTTGATGAATGTATGTACATTCTTATGTGTGGCACTGGTGTAGGGTTTTCTGTTGAGCGTAGTAACGTGGATAAGATGCCTGTGATTAGTGATGCAATGAATGACTCTGAGACCGTTATCAAAGTTGCAGATAGCAAACCGGGATGGGCAAAGGCATACAGGGAGTTGATTGCCCTGTTGTACGCAGGACAGATTCCTACATGGGATGTATCAGAAGTTCGTGCGTCTGGAGAACGTTTGAAGGTCATGGGGGGAAGAGCCTCTGGCCCACAACCTCTCGTGGACTTGTTCACGTTTACTGTAGAGGTATTTAAAAAAGCGTCAGGACGTAGACTATTTCCGATTGAGTGTCATGATTTGATGTGTAAGATTGGGGAGATTGTTGTCGTAGGTGGGGTAAGACGCTCTGCTCTCATCAGTCTTAGTAACCTAAACGATGACCAGATGCGTCATGCCAAGGCAGGACAGTGGTGGGAGAATGAAGGACAGAGAGCCTTGGCTAACAACTCTGTCGCATACAAAGGTAAGCCTGAGATGGGTACGTTTATGCGTGAGTGGCTTGCGTTGTACGATAGTAAATCTGGTGAACGTGGTATCT